TCGAATCCCTTTTTATCCGTACAGACGCTTACAAAAAGATCTACAAGTGCGATGTTATCAATGAATGTGAAGTCGATAACAGAGTTGTTTCTCGTATTAGAAGAAAAAACGTTAAATTCAGACACACTGAAGAAACCAAGAAGAAAATCTCCAAGAGTGTTTCTGGCAAAGTGAATGGGCGTTATGGTGCTGTAGATCCCGAACATATTCGTTTATCCAAATCTGAAAAACTTAAATTCTATTACAAGTATAATGTTCATGGAAAAAAAGGATACGTTGACTCAGAAGAAACAAGAAAACAAAAATCTATAAACAATAACAATAAAGGTGGTTGGTTCTGGATTCATAATCGCTCAACGGGTGAAGAGAAAAGATGTTACGGTGAAATACCTGAAGGATTTAGAAGAGGAAGGCTCTTCAATCCATTTTAGTAACCATACCGATTCTTAAACTCATCCCTTGCTTCCATAAACTTTGATATCCATTCGTCTCGCTTCTGTGTGAATATTTGAGGTTCTTCATTGTCAACTGATATTAATATAACCAAGTCTGTTATTGGTTTCTCTGTCAACTCTTCGAACATTACAGCATAGGCTGCTGTCTGCATGAAATAATTTTCAATCCACTCTAGCTTCTTAGGCTTACGTGACGTCTTGAAGTCTATGATGGATAGTTTTCCGTTCCATTCTGCTATGCAGTCAACTGTACCAGCTACTTTGAGATAATGGGAGTAGAGTGGACACTCTTGCATGACGACATTGTTGATGCAAGAGTCAATAATGGGTTTTATGCTATTGAATGAATCGACATTAACAGGCATCTGACCTTTAGTATAGTCTTCTACATTGTTGATATAGTCTTCACATAGCTTGTGGACAGCTGTTCCTCTTACTGACGCTTGTGTAGTTATCTTAGTAGCTTGTTCGTTACCTACTCTTTTTCTCCATTCTACTATTTTTTGTTTAGTAAAGATACCAGCAACAGTAGTAACGGAAGGGTACTTCTTACCATCGGGGGTAAGATAGTACCTGTTTCCGTTCTCTGTTACTCTTGTAAGTTTGGGAATGTTATAGGGATTGTAGTGAGTGAACTTCATTATATTTTTCTTTAGCTATGATATAATCTTTTACAAGACTTGATCTCACAATATCTTCAAAATCAAACTCAACACTGTCAAAGTAATACATGTCGTTAATGATTGACATAAACTCCCTAATTCCTGACTTTTCGTGTGGCTTGTTAAGGTCCGTTTGTCTGAAGTCACCACAGAACATTATTCTTGTGTTTACTCCAACTCTCGTGATTATGCTGTCCAATTCGTGAAACGTCATGTTTTGGCATTCATCAACTATCACGATAGCATCGTCTAAAGTAGTGCCTCTTATGTATGATGTTGAAATGAATTCGATGATTCCTTTGCTCTTGAGGACATCGTAAGCATCTCCTCTATTTGCTATCTCAGAGCATATGGACTTATAGGGTTGTTCGTATACTGCTGTCTTTTCTGATTCTTTACCTGGTAGGAAACCCATGTCTCTTGTTGGAACAACAGATCTGACAATGATCACTTTCTCCTTTGTATCTTTTTTACTCATTACACTTTCGAGAGCTAGGTACAAAGAAAGAAACGTCTTACCAGTTCCAGCAACACCATGTAGCAGTATGTTGTTACCGTTGTCGTAAGATGCAAACACTTTTTGTTGGTTTGCCGTCATTGGTTTAATGTCATGTAATTCTAACAATTGTTTTTTTGCCTGGTTTCTCCTTTTACTTTTTCTATTATATTTGAATAAATCTCTTTCATTTTTGGCATTATAATAATCTTCAAGATATTCGACAGCAAGATTACTCATTTTTGTCTCCTATGGACTACCAGTTTGCGCCCTCCACTTCTTAATGATATCTCTATTCTTAGACTGCTTGATAGACTTAGACCCATATCTGTCAGCTAGATCGCTATTAGGATGAGCTTCAGCTATTCGAGCGAGATTTTCATTCCAGCCATCATCGTTTTTTGGACCACTAGAATATTTTGTAGCCACCAATGCAGGTGCCTCCATAATCAGTGTTTCGATGTGAGGATTGGCTTCTAGGAAGGCAGATCTTTCTGATATGGAACAAAGCTCGTCCCATACTTCATCAGTTTCTTTATTGTGAAATGTATAAGTGGGCATGTTTCTCCTTATACGCCATTATTATTTAGGTAATCCATAAGTTCATCAATGAACATTCCACGAATATTTGGCGTAGTAAACCTATGTACTTGTAAGTTTTCTATCCGAGGTAATATCAGTCTGAATTGAGCTACGTTGTTTTTGTTTGCAAACCAATTTAGATACTTTGCTCTTCTCAGACCATCTTGCAGTGATGTTTTTGTTTCTGGGCCATATGCATTTGTGCCTTCATACATATTGCTTGTACCAAGTTCGTTTAATATGATGAAATCAAATCCCAAACAAATAAGCTCTCTATGCCCATGACGAAGAGCCTCAATCATTGCATTCATTCCAGCATTTGATCTAAGTCTTGTGAATGGATTAAACTCAGGATGCTCCCACTGTTCTTCAAATTCTGGATGAATGAATTTTTCTTGCGGAAAGTCGCTTGCTTTGATCTCTTCAGTTATTTTGTCATCAATTGCAACGAGGTAGTCAGGTTCAAAATCTCTGTAGAGAGCATTGCACCCATAGATCTTGCCAAACTGTCTCAGTTGCTCGAGGTCAAAGCCTTCTCGAGACTTTCCATTTCCAATAACAAATGCTCTGCTCATGTCCAACCTTTTGTTTCTTCGGGGAAGGCCTCGGTAATTAATTTCTTAGTGACAGTCTTAAACGGCAGTTTCTTTGACTTGGCTGCCAAGACAAGTTTAGCATCCAAAGGATCAACAGATTCGAGAAACTCAATAAACATCGTTTCACGTCTAAGAGGCTTCATAGCTTTTCCTTCAGGCGTGTTGACAAAGTACTGCAAGCGTCTCGCGTCTGCTTTTAGCACATGCTGGAGGTCTGCTTCCCTCGGAGAAGCATTGTAAGGTGGATCAGTATCGGGCAACAACCACTGCCATCCATTATCATAAGCGAGTTCGACAACAATCTTGAGCGCTTTTGATTCTTTTGAGTATTGCTGCAACATCGATATTTTTTTAGCTTTTGTTTTTTCTTTGTCTACTGCTTCCAACATCTCGTAGACACTCATGTTAAAACTCATTGATATTCTCCATCAGGTTACTTAACTTATTTTGCACAAAGTAATTGAATAGTCTACTTCTATCGTTTGTATCATAGTCAGCAAACGTTTGCTTAATTTTAACTCGGAGATCTTTTGGTATCATTTTAAGATCTACAAGCTGTCTGTTTCTCATCCAGTTACGCTTATGTTCCTCATCCTTGAACAGACTAGATTCTTCAACACACTCAAGATCAATTCTTGCAAGCTCAGCAATTATGTTTTTACGAATAGGCTTTTGACGACCACCATTTACAAAAACACTATCGGCCGACATTATGTTGGGAATCCCATCACTGCGATCGCCCTTGATAATGTGTTCCCTAAGGTACAGTTTTGGATTCTCATGACGTATAAACTTTTTCAGTACAGGACTATATTGTTCGACATTATCATGTATGTGGAGTTGTATAAAGTCTTTATCACTAGATAAAATCAGTATCTTCTCATCACGTTCATAATTAACAATTGTAGCAATGATATCATCTGCTTCTGCACCTTCAATCATAATCGTACGATAAGGAAACACGTCAATGAGTTCTTGTCTTACTTTATCTAGCACGGTGAACATTGTGTTCCAATCAACACCAGAAGCCTGTCTATCTTTTTTACGACCAGCTTTGTAATAAGGAAACACTTCTTTCCGCCAGTAACGTTTGCTGTCACAGCATATTACAAGTTCACCATATTCTTCATGGAACTTAGTGCGATAGTATCTGAGTGCATTGAGAATCATGTGACGTAACATTCCTTCTTCGAGTGGAATGTTAGTATGATTGCCTACTTGCATCATGAAGTTGCCAATCACTATCTGATTGAAATCCACGAGTATCATAATATTTCTCCAATTGTTATTTCACCTAATACTATCCGGGAAACAACACATAAAGTCAACTGTCTGGCCAATTGTCTAGTAGTCGTTGGAGATTGGGTTTTATTTGTTGGAGTGGGTGGTCAAGTCCTGCTGACTGCAGTAAACAAGACCTCAGGGCTTCCATGGCAAAACTGAAATGCTCGACAAAATCATAATTGTCGACATCAAAACCTTGCATCTCGAGAAACGATATCAGCTCATACTGGCATATAAGCGCAACATCTTCTATCTGCGAATAACGATAAGCCTTATTTTCTTCATGAGCTTCGAGATTCTTCTTTTTCAGTTCTTCAACATCAGAAGTTATT